AGATCCTTGGGAGTACGATCGTATGTGGTTCAGAACCTTCATTTTTGCTGGTCCTGCAACTACTGCTGACTTTATTGTAGCTGATCCTTGTAACATGGTTGCTGAACCAGTTGTTACTCAACGTAGTTCTTATGTTGCTGGTACTTCTGCTGAAATTCAACAATTAGAAAAGAACTTCTATAGCTACCAAGCTGGATATTTGAAGCATCTTTACAGAATGGTTGGTTATAACGAAAACTTTGAAAGCTGGGTAACTAGTGGTACAACTTATGATACCTTCTACATCAAGTTTAATACTTATGACAAATCAGACTACCAATGGGGTGATTATATTCATGAAGATAGTACTGTAATTATCGCTGTTCCACAAGCTCAAACAAGTGCAGTTAATGCAATCTTGGCTGCTGCTTTAGGTGCTGCTGAAAATGATAGTGCTCCTATTACTTCTACTACAAGCACTACAACTACTGTATGGCCTAGTACTTCAACAACAACTACTCAGATCCCTTAAGGAATAAGGTAGTTATCATATAACCTATGCCAGAGGGTGAGAGGATTAATTCTCAAATCCTCTGGCATTATTATTTTAAAGAACATGACTTTAGATTTTTTAGTAATTAATACATTTAATACAAAAACATTAGGAATAGCAGATATATCAACATATGATACTAATCCTCCTGTAGTAGGATCTCCTACAATGTCTATTATTATTCCTGGATATACAATACCTGTAGTCATTCCATTTATTCCTTTAGATTTTAATGTATATAATTCTGCTACTTTAGGATTAAGTTCTTATCCAGCAATAACTCCTCTTCCAGATGGAGTTTACTATTTAACATATTCTGTCACACCTGCATATGAGAATTATGTAGAGAAAACTATAATGCGTACAGAAAGAATTCAAGAGAAGTTTGATAATGCATTTATGAGACTTGATATGATGGAATGTGACTTAGCAATTAAAACACAATCAAAGGTAGTATTAAATAGTATTTACTATATGATTCAAGGGTCAATAGCTGCTGCTAATAACTGTGCTGTAGATACAGCTAACAAACTATATATACAAGCAGATAATATGCTAAATAATTTTATTAGAAACAACTGTGGTTGTTCTGGAAATAATTATCAAATCAACTTCGTTTAATATGGCAAACTGTAGTGGATGTGGCATCAAAGTAGGATGTGGATGTCAATTAATTAATGGCTTATGTTCAGCATGTTATTATGCTGCTAAAAAAGCAAATCAAAGATTTAGAAATGTTATCACCAAGATTAACAAATTGTATTGAGTGTGCTAGTATAAGTGCACTATTAACTGATATTAATGATAGACTGACAGTACTAGCTAATGATCAGTATAATAATATAGTATACTCGCTAAATAACTATATCCCAGGAGAAGTAATTGGTGATTTATTAAATTATAAACAAATATTAACATATAAACAATGTAATCCTAGTTATTGTGAAGGATTCACAGTACAAATGATTGCAAGTAGAGTTATAGTGTTAATTCATAAATAAAATATAAAATGTCGTATACTAATTGTTATAATGGATGTACTGAAACTGTATCAGATAATTGTGTTAGATACACAGGAGTAGATTATGAAGCATTAGGTGTTGCTACAGGAGATAATTTAATTTCTGTAGAACAAGCTATAATGAATGCTCTCACTCCATTATTATCAGGAGAAGGAGATGCTATTGTATTACCTAGTAGTTGTGCATTAGTTGATGAATATTTACCTGGTCATACACCAAATACCAAAGAGTTATTTACAGCTACAGTATCAGCTATATGTAGTTTACAAGACCAAGTATTTACTATTGATGATGTATTAGCTATTCTTAATGCTGATTACTCAATTGGCTGTCTTCCAGATGTAACCTCCTCTTCAGATACTCATGCTGTTGTACAAGCTATTATAACAAAGCTTTGTGCTGTAGCTACAGATTTGGCTAATTTTAAAATTACTGTAAATAGTAACTATGTAAAGCTTGCTGATTTAAATATGCTAATTGCGGCTTATTTATCTGAACAAGGTGGTTCTACCCAAAACTACTTAAAGATGGTTCCTTACACAGCTGTGGAGTATTATGGACCATTGACAAACTTTGATGGTACAGGTGCTGGACTAGTTAACCTAGGATGGGATAAAATCTATCTATGTAATGGCTCAAATGGTACTCCTGACAAAAGAGGTAGAGTTGGTGTAGGTACTATACTTAATGTTCCTGGTGGACCATTAGATGCTGAAGTAAATCCTATATATACTGGTAATCCAAATTATGCTTTATATTCAACAGATGGTTCAAATACTGTAACATTAGATGTTACACAATTACCTTCTCATACACACATTCCAACCGTAACTAATGGTGCAGCAACTGTAACAGATCCTGGACATATACATTATTTTAACTATCTTAATAAAGGTGGCGGAGATGGTTCAAATGTATTTGGTAGTGAAAATGGTCCATCTAATAAAGCTACATCTAGTGCTACAACAGGTATATCTGTAACTACAAATGTAGGTGTTAGTATTGCTAATACTGGTAGTGGTGTAGGTCATAATAATATTCAACCAGTTCTTGCTGCTTATTATATTATGTATATTCCTTCTTAATATTTAAACTTTTATAAAATGTGTCGTCCTTGTGATCCTTGTTACACTGCTTATTATCATCCTACTGCAGTTGGATGTGACAATACTATGGTTGGATCAAATTATGTATATTATACTGGTCCTAACCTATCAAATTCAGGTATACAAGCTGGAGATTGTTTAACTTTGGCTTTACAAAAAATAGATAATAATTTAAGTGCTGCATCTTTATTAACAGCAATTGCAGCAAATCCAACATTAAAAGCACAGTTTTGTGCAATAGTGAATGACTGTTAAAACCAATAAAAATGACAGTATTAATAACACTAACTACAGCAGGTAACGATACAGGACCTTTTAATTTATATTCAAATGTAGATGGATATACCACTGCTTTTGAAAATGGTTTATCTAGAGCAACATTAGTTTCTGGATATACATCAACACTAGTTCCTACTGATACTGTTGAAGTTCTTGTACAATCTACAGGAATTTGTAATAGAGATTTGTATTTAATAGTAGATGGTGCTCCAATACCACCACCTCCACCTCCTCCAGGAACTCGTTATAATATTCAAATGTGTAGTGGTGAAAATCCTAGTGGAACAATTTATACAATAAATGCAACTGATGATATAACACCTTCAGTTAATCTTGTATATAGAGTATATGCACCAACTTTTAATGCTGATATGGATGGTACAAATTGTTGGAAAGTAATATCTTCAACAACTACTGCTGCACAAACTGATGCTATATTTGGAACTGCATATGGTACTTGTACTATTTGTAACCAAACAATTTACAACAGTTATGTTTATGCAATTGATTTTCAAGATTATCCATATGGATGGGAAACTGCATTAGAGGCATGCGATAATGGAAGTGGAGGAGTATCAATTCAAGTATTTTACACAACTTCAACAATAGGTGATGGAACAGTATTATACTTAGATGCTGGTCTACAAAATGAATTTGGTGCTCAAGGAACTCATGGTTGGTATTATACAAATCAATCTGGTGGAAAAAGATTCCAGTATACAGAAGGTGATTCAGGTTCAATATATAACTATGATCTTTGTACATATACTAATAGAATAGGAGCAGGAGCATATGATTGTGCAGGAGGTGGATTTGTCTATACAGGATATATGCCAACTGATTTCTGTGGGGCATCATCAGGTGATGTAGCAATTACAGCAGCACAAGGAGCAGTTTCAATTAATACAGATTATGGGTTTAATACAGTAATATATCTCTATCAAGAAAGTACAAACAATTGGAGACAATTCTATACAGGAGCATCTATAGCAGCATCTATAACCTTCCTTAATCCTACTTGTACTCCTTGTTAAAATAATCAAAAACCCTGTTTGTTGGTTTACAGGGTATCCCCTGGCCTTTCTAGGCTGGGGGTTTTTGTTTTAGCTCTAATCAAGTTAATTAAACTATATAATCAAATTAGTTAATTAAATTTGGTAAATATCAAAATTTATTCGTACCTTCACACTAATTTTAACTAAATTAAACCTATATGTCTGAAAACCAATCCCTTTTAGAGCAGCTTCAGCAAATGTTACATTGGAAGAAATCAAAAACATATTATGCTGCAAAGCTAGGCATTACAGAGTCTGAAGTTGATGATTTACTGGCAGATTTAAGAGATAAGGAAAAGGCTGAAGATGATGCTGAGATTGGGGTTTACATCAGTGACTTAGAAGATAAGATAGTTAAATTTGAGGAGGATGTACTAAAAGGTACAGGTGAGGTTGTACTTAGTACAAAGGAAGAAATTAAGAGTCTGGATGAGCTTATAGAAAAATGTAAGATAGATACAGACAAATGGGATATAACTAAATATGTACAGAATTTCTGGGGGAATGGAGATAACCCACGTTGGCAGGTTAAAGCTTGGTTAGGCAAGAAGAAGGAAGACCAACTATTTCAAGATAACTTTATAAACTTCTTAGGTTCATATAAGCCTGTAAGTCAATCAGTTATGAGTCCTGCATATGTAGAAGGTAAGCCTGATGCAATGTTGGTTATCAATAAACAGGATTCTCATTTGAATAAATATGATATTGATGGAAACAATGATATCACTGATAGATTAGCTAGGATTATGTATAAGGTGGAGACAATTGTTAATCAAGCAAAACTTGCTAACAATTTGGAAAACATCACTTACATCATTGGTTCAGATGAGTTTAATAGTGAGCATACTAATAATACTACAAAAGGAACCCCTCAAACAAATACTCATGTATATCAGGACTCTTTTGAGTTTATCTGTAATCATGAAGTATTAATGATTACAATGTTATTACAGTATGCAGAACATGTAAATGTTGTGTATATAGCAGGTAACCATGATGAGTTTGTAGGATGGCATATGATTAGTTGGTTAGATGCTTATTTCAGACTTACAGAAAGAGTTCATTTTGATTGCTCTCCTAAGTATAGAAAGTATATAAGCTATGGTAATTCAGCATTAATGTTTAATCATGGAGATGCTATCAAGCCTGCTAAATTAGCAGCATTGTTTCCAATGGAGTTTAGAGAAGGATGGTCTTTTCATAAGAACTTTTATATCTTCACAGGAGACAGACACCATGAAGTAAGTCATGACTTCAATGGTATTAAATTTTACCAAATTCCAGCATTCTCTAATGCTAAGAGTCTTTGGGATGATAAGAACGGTCATACAATGTCTAAAGCTGAGGTGACAGGATTCTTAATAGAACAAGGCTCAGGAATGACAAATATATTCAAACAGTATTTATAATGGCAACATTAAGGAAAATGGTTTCAGATGTGCGTTCAATGCACAAATTATTAACGACAGATAATCTTATCACTGATAGGGTTATTGCATCTGAAGTCAAAAACAACACATTTTTATTGGTTAAACGTGAAACAAATCTCAGAAGACTTTGGGCTACTGATACTGTATTCACTACTATTCCGTGCTTAGAGATGATAGAGGTGCCTATCTCTGAGTGTTGTAATTATGTAGATCCTTGTAATGTAGCTAGAACTAAATATAAACTTCCTCGTATATCTGAAGGCAACTATCAATATCTTATTCAAGGTGTTTGGTCTATTAATGCCCTAGGAGGAAATGGTAAAAGATTTAAAGATATTACAATCAATAGATATTTAAATCTATTGAAACTTCCTATTATAAAGAAAGAACAATATTATTGGATAACTAATGGTTATCTATATATAAATAATCCTTTATTAAAAGCTGTTAGAATAGCAGCATTTTTTGAAGAAGATATTCCTAATGAAATCATGTATCCAGAGTGTGGATGTGGACCAGTTCCTATAGTTCCTAATGAGGATTATTGTATTAATCCATTAGATAAAGAATTTGGATGTCCAGGATATTTAGAAAAGCAAGTGCTAGAATTAACATCTCAAAAGTTATTAAGTACGTATTTTAGAATTAAAACAGATCAAACTTTTGATGGTATTGATGGCCAAGCAGTCAATACAAAACCAACCAACTAATGCGTGTCAAGATAGACTGGAGAAGTGCTAGTAAAGAAAACTACAATAATTTCTGTAAAAAGAATACCACTATAAAAATTACATTTGATGAGTGGAGAAATATTGTATATTCTTACAATGAATTTTTCAAGAACTATATATTAGAAACTGGAGAGAAAGCCAAATTGCCTTTTGGCTTTGGTGAATTTTCAATTAATAAAAAGAAGAGAAGAAAACTAAAAGATGTAGATGGAAAGGAGTATATTAACTTACCTGTAGATTGGCAAAGAACCAAAGAAAAAGGAAAGATAATATATAACTTTAATTATCATACAGAAGGTTATTTCTTTGGATGGCAATGGTTTAAAGAGTCAACTAGATTAAAGAATATAAATCTATGGTATTTTAAACCTTCTCGTACAACGTCAAGATTGCTCTCACACTACATTAAAACCAACGACAAATATCAACATATTTATCGTGAATGGAAAAAATAAATTAAATGTCATACTATTACAAGTACAACTTTGTTTCTCCTGAGCCTGTATATTCTACAGTTAAAGAGGAACTAAAAAGCTATTTTGATACAGGAGCTGTAGATGATTTGCTCTTCCCTACTTACTTAGACAAGTGTCTAAAGAAGTTAGGTAGGGCAACTTATGTTATTGCTGAACAACCTTTGTATATTGAAGACTTTCAAGCTAGACTTCCAGATAACTTTGTTGCTGTAAGGGAGGCTTGGATGTGTACAGAGATTCCTCAATATCCATATCAAACAGCTAATTCATTATATACTCAAGCTGCTTCCCAAACAACTATACAGATTGCTCCATTAACTATTGGAGGAACTCCTTGTGTTAATCCTGTATGTCAGAATCCACAATGTGATGGAACTTGTATGCCTGAGATTATACAAGCTGTATATAAAACTAATCAATCAGTAGCTAGATCATATCAACAAGAATATTTACTTCAACCAGGTAATATATCTGCTAGAGGTAATTGTGATGTAGAATATACTAATGCTTGGCAGTTTACAGAATATGCTCCTCCTCTACATGAATTTACTCCAGGAGCTGCTAGTTATGATTCATTTGATATTAGAGATAATAAATTTGTTACTAATTTCAGAAATGGAATAGTTCATTTGATATTTTATGTTACAGAGTATGATGGTATTGGAAATCAAATGATTCCTGATAATTATCGTATTAGAGAGTTTGTAGAAGCATTTATTAAGTATAAGGTGTTTGAAACATTGTCTAATCAGCTAACTGATGAAACTTTTGCACAGATACAACAGAAGCTACAGAGATATGAACAAATGTCTAATGAAGCTTTTATTATGGCTGATATTGAGATTAAGAAGCAAACTCCTTGGGAGAAGCAAAGAAGAATCAAGAATGACTTGAATAGATTCAACATGTACGAATTACCAAATAGAACTAACCGATATGGCTGGAGAAGAAACAACTAATATTAGGCAGGAAAATAATACTGCACGTAGTGGTATGAACTCGGATATGTCTATTGGACAAATTCCTAAAGGTACTCTTACGTATGCATTAAATGGAGCTGTAGAAAACTTTGACTCAAATTCTGTTAATTATCAGAATGAGCCAGGTAATGAATTATGCCTAAACTTTCCTCAAAGCTTTCATCTTATTGGAGAGCACTTTATCCCAGAAAAAAATAAACATATATTCTTTTTGACTAATCCTGAAACAGGAGCTTCTCAAATTGGATATATGGATAATAATGACTGTGTCTATCACATGTATGTGGAAGGGGCATGTCTTAACTTTAATGTTAATCATCCAATACATAAAGCTGTACACAAGATAACCAATTGTAGTACAGAAGTTTATTGGACAGATGGTCTTAATCCTAGAAGATATATAGACTTAGACAATAAACCATATGTTACAACATTTGTAGATGGTGTTATTTGTGATCCAGTGGTAATTCCAGTTTTAGATTGTAATAAATTAAGTGTTCAACCTAATTTTAGTATTCCAGAATTATCTGTAATAAATATAGTTAATGGTGGAGATTTAACTGCTGGTACATACCAGTTTGCTATTCAATATGCTAATGCTCAAGGAAGTGGCTATACATCATATTATAGTGTAACTAATCCAACACCTATTGCTAATCCTCAGCTTACCACAACTGATTTTAATTATCAAGTAGGTAGGTCTATTGTATTGAATATTAATGATTTAGATATTACAGGATACTTTCAGTATTATAATTTAGCTGTAATTAAAACAATAAATGATATATCTTCTGTACAATTAATAGGTACATATTTTATTGATGGTGTATCAACTCAAATAACTTATACAGGGCAAGATGTAACTGCAATTCCTCTTGCTATCGCTGATATATTTGAGAAGTATCCATATTATGAAATTGCTCAAGATTTAACAGCTGTTAGAGATATATTAGTATGGGATAATCTTACATCTATTAATAGAATTAATTATCAGCAAATAGCTAATAATATAACTCTTCAATGGGAAACATATAAGATTCCCAGCACAGAAAACTATGCAGATCCATTAAATGCCACAAACCTAAGAAGCTATCTTAGAGATGAGGTATATGCATTTGAGATAGTATTTTTACTAAGAAATGGTAAACAAACTGATGGTTTCCATATTCCTGGTAGAGCTAAAACATCAACAGATGTGTTTCCATATATATACACATCAAACCCTGATTTTGTAGGAAATCCAAGTCATGTAGATTATAGTGAATATTGGGAGATATATAATACAGGATCTGTAATTGGAGATACAATAGGTCCTAATATTGGAAATGCAACACCATATAAGTATGGTGATTTTGCATATTGGGAATCTGCAGAAAAATATCCATGTAATACAAAAATATGGGGAGATCTTGCTGATACACCAATTAGACATCATAAGTTTCCTGATGTACTAGTTTCTCCTATATTTGAGACTCCTGATCCAACTTATAATCCTAATGGAACATATGCACCAGTGATGCAGAATGATTCTGTATTTCCAATTGGTGTTAAATTAAATGTACAGCAAGTTGCTCAATTGATAAATTCATCAACTCTTCCACAAGATCAGAAAGATTCTATTGTAGGATTTAAGATTGTTAGAGGAGATAGAGCTACAAATAGATCTATTGTAGCTAAAGGTATATTAAGAAATGTAGGTAAATATGAAAGAGAAGGAACAGAATATTACTATCCTAACTATCCATATAATGATCTTGCTAAAGATCCATTCTTACTTGAACAAAATAATGCATATAATTCTCAGTGTGGTACATTCCAAATATCAGTATCTTCAGCTGGTACAATACAATATACTAACTGTAACTCAGGAGACTTATTAGTTATTAACATGCCTCTTGAAATGACTGAGTTATGTTCACTTACAATACCTTATGTATTAAGTGGAACAGCTACAGTAAAAGATGTTACAGCTACTTCTTATACATTAACTGCATATAAAGATGGATCTCTTATTTCTACAGTTTTTAAATATACAGTTCCTGGAGGAGCAGCTACTAATATAACTGTTTATGTAGGAACTAATCAAATTGTAGATTCGTCATCTGTTCCTGAGCGTGTAAGTGGTTCTACAAAATATGGTATTATTGAAAATAGTGGTACAAATATAAAATGTTATCCAAATGAATTAGAAGGTTTCACTGGAAGTATTATTGATCCTAATGGACCTAAATATAGACAAGTATTTAATTCTCCTGAAACTTCTTTTGGACAGCCTACATTAGGATCTGTTCTTAAATTAGAAAGTGCTATATATGGAGCTGGTAGAGCTCATTTTGTACAAGTTAAAAAGAATGCTACATATAAATTAATTAGTCAACAAGCTCAAATTGAAGCTTTGACATCTAGTTATAATATTGCTAAAACTACAGGTACACTTGATGCAACAGCAATGTTCACAGCTTATCAAGCTTATCTACAAATTTATATTAATGGTATTACTAGAAGAAACTTTGCTTATTCTTTCAACTCTATAGCTCAATATGACTATAGTGCTCCTATACAAAATAACATAGGAAAGAAACAAAGAGAACTTGATATTTATCAATATCTTATTCCTGGTGTACAATCTGTTGGTGATAAGTATAATGTTAATAACTTTCAAAGAGAATCTTCTGTTTATTTAAAAACAAAAGAATCAAAAACTTACTTACCTTTTCCAAATGAGACTCCAAGTTTGATGTCTGGTATAACAAGTTTAATTACTGATACATCAAGATTTACAATATCACAAAAAGATAATTGTGGATCTCCAGAGATGCAAGAAGATATTAATGTAGTTTCTTATTATGGATCTATTAAGAATATAAATATTAGTCAATGGGGTCAAATATATTCTTATAATACAATTGATACAGGATTTCAAAGAATATTTAATACACTTACAGCTGATCAACCTGAGGTGGTATTTGGTGGAGATACATATATAAGTAGATTTGCATTTAAAACTAAGCTTCCTTTCTTTATAGATAATAGAGTTGGAGCTCCTGATGATAGTGATATATTCTATGATGAGATAGGTAATATAGCTTATCCACAATACTGGCATTCTGCTAGGTCTATATTAAGTAACTATCTTGCAGGTACCACTGTTATGAAGAACATTATATCAATTAAAGCTCACAACTTTGATTGTCCTAATGATCAAACAACATTAATAAGTACAACAACCACTACAAGTTCTACAAGTAGTACAACTACTTCTCCTTCAGGAACAACTACAGCTGGTTCTACAAGTGCTTATTATAATGGTAAGTTCTATTTATTTGCTTATGGTATTCCTTCATTCTATGTAGAAAGTTCTATAAATGTAGACTTACGTCAAGCTTATAATAACTTAGAAGGTGATTTCTATCCGCACGTGAGCACAGGTATTCCTGATAACTGGTTACAACAATCTGTTGTTCCTATTCAGTTTGACAATACATATCATTATAATGTAACTTATTCTAGACAAAATAAGGATACGAACTATTTCTCTCATCTACCTATAGATTGGAATGGTAATCAATGTTATACAACATTCCCTTTTAGAGCTATATATTCTGACCCTCAAGAGAGCTACACTGATAATAGAGTTAATAGTTGGTTAAACTATGCTCCTATATCATATTTTGATTTTCCTCAGAACTATGGTGGATTAACAGCATTAGATGGTATTCAGAATAAAGCTGTATTAGCTAGATTTGAAAACAAGTCATTATTATATAATACAATGCTTACTGTTCAAACTAGTAATCCTCAAGCTGCTTATTTAGGTAATGATACATTATTTAAGTCTGCTCCTCCAATTGATTTTGCTGATACAGACCTTGGATATGTAGGATGTCAGAACAAAATGTTATTGAAGATCCCTCAAGGACAGATAACAGTGGATGCTAAAAGGGGACAAATCTTTTTAATTACTGCTAATCAAGCACAGGATTTATCTGCATTTGGTTCTGGAATGAATAGGTTCTTTACAGACCATTTAGCATTTGAGATATTAAGATTCTATCCTACAGCAAATATAGATAATCATTTTAATGGCTTAGGTTTACATGGTGTATACGATAGTAAGTATGATAGAATTATTATATCAAAGCTTGATTATATTCCTCAACCAACAAAGGTAGATGTAATCAAATATGATGAAACATTACAAAAGTTTTATGTAGAACATCTATTAGGTGGTAATATATTAGTAGAATATATAGCTCTTACAAATCGTGAGTATTTCTGTAACAAGTCTTGGACTCTTTCATTCAATATGAATACAAAGAGCTGGATTAGTTTCCACAGTTATATTCCTAATTTCTACATAGCTGAGAATAACTTCTTCTATTCTGGATTAAATGAAGGATGTGATTTAGCTGCTATTGCTGCTGTAGAGATTCCTACACCTAGCACTACAACTACCACAACTACAGTTCTTTATTGTAACTTAATTGGTACAGCAGTTTATCAAGCAT